GGTCCCGGCGACCGACGAGCCGGGGCTCATCTGGCAGCGTATCTCGGTCGGCGAGATGTAGGCGTAGATCGACGACGGCGCGGGGATGCCGCCCAGCAGCACCGTCGAGTAGGGCGTGAACTTGGTGCCGATGATCTTCATCACGAACTGCGGCGTCCCGGCACCCGCCACGGCGGTGTTGGGGGAGAGGCTGGCGATGGTCGGGTTCTCCGAGGCCGCCGGGGGAGCCGCGTAGGGCTGCGCCGGGGCGATCCAGCCGCGCCTGCGGCCGACGTCCTGCACGATGGTGGTGCCCAGCGCGGTGGCCTTGTCCTGCTGCGTGCGCGGGATCGGCGGCAGCACCTCGTTGGGGCCGCCGTCGCCACGCGCCACGGCGATGTTGGCCATGGCCTGCGCGACGTCGTCGCCGTAGGCGTTGCCGGTGTAGTCCGCGGAATTGTAGCGCGGCTTCCCGGCGCTGGCATTGATCGGCTGCGGGCCTCCGGCGGGCACCCCGGCGGGGAAGCGGTGCCAGTTCTTGGGCGTCACCTCGACGACGAGGGCGGCCGGGTTGGCCACGTCCTGCGCCCGCAGGACCGAAAACGACTGCAGGGCCATGGACGTGCCTCCTTACGTCGGGGTCGCCGACTTGTAGTAGCCGTTGGTCAGCCAGAACTTCGATCCGGGCGGGATGGGCGTGCCGGTCGGGTACGGCAGCAGGGCGTCGCCCGGCGCCGGGTTGACGATGGTGGCGGCGACACCGGCCACGGCGGCGCGGAAGCCGTCGATGGGGCTCGGCCACGTGCCGGGAACGATGGCCTGAGGCTCCGGGACGCCGACGATCACGCCCGTGGTCTGGTCGACGTTCGGGCCGCCGAGGCCGCCGCTGATGGTGGGAAGAACGTCGGCCCTGAGGCCGCGCAGGTCGACGTCGCCGTCACGCGGATCGTGCTTGGTCATCGCCTCGCCACGCGGGTCTTGGTCGATGGCCTCGCGCTGGTCCTGCCGCTCGTCCTCCAAGACGTTCTTGCGCACGGAACGCGGCTCGTCGTCCTCGTCCTTGGTGTGCATCGGCTTGGTGCGGGGGTCGGACTTCTTCTCGCGGGCTTCCTTCTCGTGGGCTTCGCGGGCTTCCTTCTCGCGGGCGGTTTCCTTGGAGGTGTTCGACATGGTCCGGGCTCCTTTCAGGGCGGCCAGTGGAAGGGTTCACCGTTGACGATAAGCTGGAACGTTACGCCCTCCGGCACGGTGATGTCCATGAGAACGGGCGGGAGCCACGGGCTCGGCGCGGGCTCCGGCAGCAGCGACGCTTCAAGCGCTGTGAGAAACTTGTTGTGGTAGCCCTTGACCAGCTGGCCGATGGACACGCCGTTCGACCATTTCGGGACTGTGTTCTTGTCGCCGTTTATGATCTCGCGGGCCTCGAAAGCGTCGTTGACGGTGTCGTTGAAATAGCGGTAGAGCGTCTGCGGCCGACCGTCCTTGGACTTGCGGAACCAGCCCTCGCGCATGCCGATGAACATGACGTCGGCGGCGATCTGCGGGTCGAGCGCCATGTCGGGGTGCCAGTAGAGGTCGGCGTCGCCGGACAGGCCGAGGTTGGCGGTGGCCTTCTTGTAGTTCTCGGCCCACGTCAATTGCACGAAGCCGCGACCGTAGTAGGCGTAGCCGGTGGTCGGATCGACCTTGCCATACTCCATGCCCTCGCCCTTGCCGTACTCCTCGATGGGCTGCATCTCCGTCGAGGTCTCATGGTAAGTCGTGGCCAGCATATAGGCGAGGAAACGGGTGTCGGTCATCGGCGGGCCGGGGACCTGCCCCTGCAGTTCCCACTCGCCGAGGATCGCTTCCTGCCCCTCGACCTGATCTTGGCTCATCGAGCCTTCGAACAGGCTGGCGCGGACGCTGTCGAAGTAGGTTTTCCGGTCGAAGGTCATCTCTTGGACTTGGAGGTCGGGGTGGTCTTGCGGCCACCGAAGGACTTGCCCTTGTCGGCCTTCAGGAAGTCCTTGCCGACGCTCTTGGGGATGCCAAGATTGGATTTTCCGTGGGCGGCGGCTCCCATGGCCCTGTGCTGCTTAGGCGTTTTGGAGGGGGACATACATATATCCTTCCTAAGTTGTTGTTATTGCAGTGAAATTCCGCCCGGTGGCCCACCCGGAACCGCGCCGCCGTTCGGGAGCCCCGGGGGTGGGGCTCCGGCTCCCGGCGGTGCTGGCGGCATCGCCATGGGCATCATGGGAGGAGCCATTAACTGGGCTTGCAGCTGCTCCTGAAAGCTGGTGATCATCTCGGTGACGCCGCGTGAGTTCCTGATCGGGTGGATCATCATCTTCATCAGTTCGAGGGTGAACTGGATGACCATAGGAGGTGGAAGAACTCCGGTCTGCAGGAGCCCCGCAGCGGATGTCATGATGCCCTGCATCGCCATCATGATCTTGGCATTGCCTTCCTGCTCGATCTGCTCGTCGACGCTGACGGTGCTGTCGGTCTCGATGTCGATGGAGCAGACGCGGCTGAAGTCGTCCCTCAAAATGGCCTCGATGGCCGGGGTGACCTCCTCGCCGGTCATGCGGGTGAGGGTGCTGGCGTCGAAATTCTTGGCGATGATCTCCGCCTTCATGCGGAGAAGCTCGCGGGCGAAGTTGGCGCAGACGTTCTTCTGGGCGTCGAGGCGGTTGGTGCCCATGGTGCCCTTGATGCGTTGCGCCGTGGCCGTCTCGTACGGGCTCGAAGAGCCCCGCATGATGTCGCTGATCCCCATCACCTCGTAGATGGCCTGCTTGATCTGTTCGCGTGCCAGATAGAGTTCCTTCAGGCAGTTCACCCACTCGACGATGGGCACCAGCCAGATGTGGTTGGCCAGACCGCCATTGATCAGGTCGACGCCCGCGACCGGCAGCATCTTGCCGTCGGCAGCGGTGAGGAGGGCGGCGATGTCGCGGTTGGCGGCGTTGTAGCCGCCGCGCACCTTGATCTTCTCGGTCAGTGCGGAAATGCGTCGGGACGTCTCATCAAGGTCCCCCGCAAGCTTCGCATAGAGGTCGTAGTAAGGCCGAGGAAGCATGCTGTCCGTCGTGGTGACAGCGAGCAGGGGCTTGGGGACGGGGAAGAACCCAGAAAGGCCCAGACTGTCGGGGTCAACACGTAGCACAATGCCTTCGACCTCCCGGATGAACCAGATGACTTTTTGCGAAGTGCGGTCCCAGATCTCCCACGCCATCGCCTTCTTGATGACATTGCCGAGCTTGCCCGCCGTCTTGAGGGCTCCGCCGCCGCCGACGGTGTCTTTCGCCGCGCTCTCCTCGGTCCACTTCAGGACTTCCGAGATCTTGCCTGCCGCTTTGAGAGCCTGAAGCTCTTGGCTGTCCTCGAACTCGGCGAGAAGGCTTTTTTCGTCGAACAGGTGCCGGAACGCAACCCACGAGCCATCAGTAAACTGTCGAACCGGGTCGTAGAGGATGTCTTCCCAGTAAACGTATTCATCGGACACGGTCTCCCAAACCTTGACCTCTTCCATCGGCGGTCCGCCGTTGTCGCCGAGCCCGGCACCGGGACCGGCTCCCGGCAGGGGACCGCTGAGCGGCGACGCCGGAGGCGGCAGAGCCTCGGCAACGGGCTGGCTCTTCATCTGCGGGTGCCAGCGCACGCGACAGGTGCCTCTTCCGGGAAGAAGCAGGTCCTTCACCGCAGCCTTGATCGCCTCGTGCGAAGTGTCGTCGTCGACGACGATTTCAAGGGCCTTCTGCATCACCGAAGCGGCGGTATCGATGTCCTTCTGGTCGGGCATGCCGGGCGGTGGGGGGAGAGGTTGCCCCAGCGGCATCGGCATCGGCTGGCCCTCGGCGATCATCGGCTGGGGCTCCATCGGCGGCGCTGGTGGTCCGCCCGGCACTGGGCTTGGGCCTGCAGGAGGAGGCGGCCCAGCCATCGGCGGCCCAGCCATCGGAGGAGGCACTCCAGCACCCATCGCCGGGGGCGGGCCGCCGTTCATGCCGGGCGGCGGCGGAGGTCCTGCCTGCGAGGGGAGCGGAGGACCTCCGCCGAGCATGGCCTCCGGGCTGGGAGGCGGCATCGGCATCGGTGGAGGTGGCATCGGGATCGGGGCGGGCGGCGCGGTCTTCTTGACGAAGCGGGAACGCACCACGGGCTCCGGCGGCACGGCGTAGATGTTCGGCAGCATCACCTCGGTGTTCGAGTAGAGGATATTGAAAACAATATCGTCGTCGAGCTTCTTCTTGCCGAGGAGGGTGGTCTTTCCCTCGTTCCGGTAGAGCCGGATGATCTCGCGTCCGCGCTGGCGCCAGTCGTGCTCGGCGCGCTCGGCGTCGGCGAGGCAGCGCTCCCAGTACTGCTTGTCGATCTCGCTGGTGTCGTCGTCGTCGACCGGAGGCGCGACGGGAGGGACATCGGGCTTGCCGACCTCGGCGCTGAGGGTCGGGGCAACGACGGGCTTGTCGTCGGTGTAGGAGGTCGCCACGGGTCAGCGGCCGAAGCGTTGGGGGCTGGGTTGCCTGCGCACGCGGGAGCCCTTGCGCGGCTGGGCGTTCTGGCGGACGGAACTGGTCAGCGCCGGGTCGACCGGAGGCGGGACGCCGCCGCCCTGCAAAATCTGCAGGATGGCTCCGATGGGGAGGTTCGCCATGGGGTCGGGCACCGATGTCGGCGAGGCGGTCGGGGGTGTGTTGGCGACCGAGGTCGGCCCGATGGCCGGGGGCGAGTTCGGCACCGAGGTTGGCCCGAAGGTGGGCTGCATGCTTGGCGGCACCGACGTTGGGCCGACGGTCGGGGGCGTGTTGGGCACCGAAGTTGGCCCGAGGGTGGGCGCGAAGCCGGGTTCCGAGGTGGGCGAGAGCGTGGGCCGCGCCGCCGGGATCGGAGCCTCGGCCGGAAGCTGGCTGGGCCGTGGCGTCGGGATGGGAACGTCTCCCCCGCCGCCTCTTCCGGCACCCCACGGGCCTGCCACGGACATGTCGAGGGCCGGGGCTCCGGCCGGGCCGGGCGGAAGCAAACCAGAACTACCGGGAGCGCCCGACGGGAACTGGCCGCCGGAGCCCGAGAGCCCGGCCGCCTCCCGCTGGCGAAGCACCCTTGCGTGCTGCTCGGCGGGGTCGCGCTGCCCTGCGAGGAAAATTCTGGCGAGGAGGTCGCGGTCGGGCATCAGAGGTCAAGCTCCCTGAACCTGAAGGCGTTGGCCACCCGCAGGGGATTGTCGTCGATGTCGGAATAGGCGTGCTCGGTGGCGCGGAAGGGTCGGCTCATGCAGGCGTAGCGGACATCGTCCACGGCATGGTCCTCGCTGTCGGTGTCGAGATCTTCCGGATTGATCTCCGAGTGCTGCATCATCGGAAGCGTGCGCAACGTATCACGGCACGTGTCGAAGAAGAAGATCATCGGGCGGCCGTCGGCATCGCCCCGGAGACGGGCGCGCAGCTGGTCCCATCCGCCCATGCGCTTGTCGCGGGAGACACGGGCGTTGTCGGCGCGGCGGAAGTAGGCGCCATGGCGTCCGAGGGTCTCGCCGATAGAGGGGCCGGAGATGACGGCGAAGGCGGCGGGATCGAGGACGCCGTAGGAGATCTCGTCGAAATTGTCGCGGGCGACGATCCCGGCAGCGACGACCTCGGCGGGGAGCTTGAGGCCGGTGTCGGGAGCGGAGGAGCCGTACCACTCGCGGTAACGGACCAGCGCGTTGCGAGGAAGCACCCTGCGGTCTTGGGTGAGGTGGTCGTCTTGGACGACGGCCCACCAGCCGACCGAGAACGGCTTGGCGGAGCCCCAGTCCATGGAGCGGAAGCGTGTCCAGTGGCGTGGGATCTGGAAGGGTTGGAGTTGGTGCCGGGCTCTGGAGAACTCCGGGAAGAACGCACCCTCGATGACATCCCAGTCTCCTTCCAACCAAGCGCGAACAAGCTCGGGGGAGCCCGAAGCCCTTAGCCGGTTAATATAGTTCGGATCGTTCTTGGTGAGGGCGGGATTGTCGCTCAGCTTGGCGGGGATGAACACCCGTGTAAGACCGTTGTCGGGGTCGGTGAAGGGTTTCATCGGACCGATGTCGATGGCCCACTGCTTCACCCAGTGGTGGCCCGGGCCGCCGGGGTTGCAGGTGGCGCGGAACTGGCACTTGATGCCGGGAATGGGGGACCTGAGCGTGGCGAAGAGCTTGAAGATGGGCTTGGGGCTGGCGTACTGCGTAAGCTCCTCGACGTAGACGCGGGTGAGGCTCCAGCCCTGATAGTTCTGCGCATCCTCGTCGCTCTCAAGATACGCCATGTTCAGCACCCCGCCGCCCGTGAAGCGGAAGAACTTCTTCTGGTCGTTCCACTGGGCGGCGCTGCCGTACATCTGCTGCGCGGTCTCGATGGTGTCCTTGAGGTCTTCGCGGGTCTTGCGAACCATCAGGCCCCGGGCGTTCCTGCCATGCTTCTCGGCATGCAGCCAGAACTCGCCGAGACTGGCGAAGGACTTCCCTCCTCCGCGAGCGCCGCCGTAGACCACGATGTCGAAGGGAGCCCTGAGGAACGCGACCTGCGGTCCCGGCTGGGGCTTGAAGCCGATGACGACGCGCTGGGTGGTGGCGACCATCAGTAGACGTTCCGGATGTTGGCGTTGAAGTAGGCGCCGGGGGAACTGGCGTTTACCAAGCCGACGAAGGTCTCGATGTCGACGCCGTCGTAGGTATGGCTGTCCCCGTCGGTGAAGTCGATGGTCAGGTTCTCGCCGTCGGGGTCGTACTCGGCTGAAGATATAGCTGACGACGAAAGAGAAACGCGAACCGAATTGAAGTATTGCTCAAAGGCCATCCCCGCTAACCGCAGAAGAAGCTCCGGCATAACCCTACCTTTCCACTCATGTTTTCCGAAATGGTCTTCGTATAAATTTCCAGGGATGTTAGAACGAAACAAGAACGGGTCAAAACAACTTCCGTATAAATTTTGTGGAGGCCCCACAACCTAGGGTATACCCACTTTCCGGGTTGCACCCTAGTATAGTTATGCAACTTACACTTGCACGCAAGTATAGCTCAAGCAACACCTAGTATAGCCAGAGCCCTAGGGCTCGGGCTCTACTAGACCTAGACTGCGTGCCTCGGCCACGAGATCATCACCTTTGTTTGCCTCGTCACTCAACCCATTGTTGTGGGGCTCGTGCTGGGGCTCGTGATCAATGGTAAGCGTGTACTCACCTAACCACTCCTCGGGGCTCATGTCGTCGGGGCTCTCAGGCGTAGCCGATGGCTTACGGACCAACACATCAGACTGAACACGGTCTATGATAAGACCCTGAAGTTTGGCTATTCCCATCATCGCCTGCACCGCAGCAGAGCCCTGTCCGAGAGCCCTGCTCTCGGCCGCAACGACCATGAGTTCGCGGCTCAAAAAGTCCGCCGTCATGGGCTGGCGCGCAGCCCTCGCCGCGATTAACTCGTTCCTCCGCTTAACGATCTTAGGAACCGTTAGGAGCTTCGAGGCGGAAGCCGCGCAGCTGTTCTCGTTGGCGTTCCCGTAGGCCTGAGAATACGCCTGCGTCGCCGACACGCCCTCGATGACGAGCCACAGGAATTGCTCCTGTCGCGGGTTAACCCTTGTGAACGACATGCCCCCAAACTGCCACAGGAGCCCGTACAGAGGCAAACACGAAAAAGGGCACCGGATATCATCCGGTGCCCAAAACGCTTCCAGCGGCCTCCTGTGGCGTCAGGCGAGGCCTTCGAGGATCGCACGCATGTGCGAGGACGCCCGAAGCTCGCAGTTGGGGACGTAGCCGTCCTGATCGCAGTCGGCGTCGGCGTGGTCGTCGAAGTGGTCGAGCGCGACCTCGACGGCACGGCGATGCCGGGCAAGCTCGCGCTCCAGCTTGGCGGCCTTGGCGGTCATCGCCTCAAGCTCGACCTTCAGGGCCTCGAACTCGGCGAACTCGGCGTTCTCGCGCTCGATGTCGAGGTCCTGCAACTGGCCGTTGAGCATGGTCAGCACGTCCTCGAAACGCTCGATCATGACCTCGCGAGCCCGGCCAAGGGTGACAACGGCGGCACGCTCGCCCGAGCCGTTGGTGACGGTCATGCGGCACGGCGTGTGGGCGTTGTCGAACCGGCGCGCCCAGAGCAGGCCGCCAACCTCGTTCTTGGAATTCAGGAAGAGCCCGTAGGCGAGCCAGCCCAGCACGTAGATGGTGTTGGTGACGGCGAGGCCGCGCACCTCGGACAGGGTGGCTTCCATCTGCTCGATGGAATTCGCGACGAAGGCGCGGGACTTGGCGATGGCGGCGAGGTCGCGGGTGGCAGTGGTCGTCATGGTCGTTACTCCGGAAAGGTGGCGCGGCCCGATGCCGACGCCGGAGCCCTACATATAAGAGCCCCTGTTGAAGATGTCAACAGGGGCTCCGACGATTATTTTCCGACCCTGAAAATCCATAGGGCCGTTCTCACGAGGACCGCCAGCAGGAGGCCCGCGAACGCCATGGCCACGACGGGGAACACGACGTAGTACGCCAACAGCAGGGCGATCAGGAGGGACGCGCTCATGGTCATGCCCCCCTTTCGAGAACTGCGGTCAGCTGCTTGAGGCCGGTCTTCGAGACGTCTTGGACATTGACCGCGACCTCGTTGCGGAACACGCCCATGACCTTGGAGCCGATGTGCAGGTTGGCGACCTCGGTGCCCAGCGTCTCGACGTACTGGGCCGCCGCCTTCAGCACGTCGGGGCCGCTGTTGCAGCCGCCGTCGGTGATCACGAACAGGATGCGACGCTTGTTGCCCGAGCGCTTGTGCTGCAGGTGCGAGGCCAAGAGGATGCTCTCGCTGAGAGGCGTGCTGCCCGTGATGTTGTTCTGCATGTACGCGAACTTCTTCGGCAGCGGCTTGGCGCGGCCCTTGGTGGCCCAGAGCAGGCCCTCGTCGTTGAACAGGTGGGTCGTGCAGTCCACCCCCACTTGGGCAGCGGCCTGCGCGACCACGAGAGCGAGCGTCGAGGCCGCCTGAATGGAGCGGCCCTGCATCGAGCCGGAGCCATCGACCAGTATCTGCACGTCGGTGTCGTAGCCCTCGGTGATGGTGCGGCGCCCAAAGATCGCGTTGTTGCCGCTGGCCAGACGGTGCAGGGCGCGACGGTTGAGCCTGCCGTGCTTGCGGCCGGTGTCGTGGTCCTCGTTGTCGTTGGCCTTCAGGCAACGGGCGAGCAAGGCGCGCTGCACGCCCATCTTGGCGGCGGAGGTCGTGACGAGATCGACGCTGCCGTTGACGCTGCGGCCCTTGATCTCGTTTTCGCGGACGCCGTGCCCCTTCAGCACGCGGCGCATCATGCCCGTGATGCGCTTCTGCGCCTCGGCCTCGCGCGCGTTGGCCGACGTGAGATTGCCTTCCTCGGTCGGGGTCAGGTCGACTTCCTCGACGTCCGCGTCGGTGAACTCCTCGGGAGAATTATCCTCCGGGGATTTTTCTTCCTCGTCGCTTTCGGGAGCCCCGGCGTCCTCGGGGGAGCCCGCGTCGACGACCTCGCCCTCGGGGCTCTGGGCGTCTTCGTCCTTTTGGGTCGGCTGACCCGGGCCTTTCGGCTCCTCCTCGGGGATGACCGGCGTATTGTCCGGCTGGACCTCGTCCTCGTCTTCCTTGCCACGGGTCTCGTTCTGGCCACCGAATTCCTCGGGCTCGGCCTCGGGGTCGATCTCCTCGATCTCCGGCTCGGGCAGGTTGAGCGCGTCGTGCGCCTTGCGCCGCTCGGCGTTGACGAAGTCGATGATCTTCCCGGACAGCACGCGGCAGTCGCTCGTCGAGGTGCACGCGGCTAGCTCGTCGAGAGCCCACGCCACGACCTTGCCCGCGATGGAGTTGGGGTCGAGCCTGCGGTCGATATCACTGAGGTCCAGCGTGTAGCCGTTGGCGCGGCGCCCGAGCGACGACAACGTCCAGCCAATCGAGTTGATCTCGTTGGGGTTGTAGCCCTCGGCGACCGCCTTGGCGTGCATCATGTCGATCAGGTCGGAGAACACCTTGACGGCGTTCTTGGCGATGCCACGCCTGATGGTGCAAAGCTCCTCGCGCACGTCCTCCAGCGAGTTGAGCAGCTTGTGCTTGCCTTCGGCGACCGCCTCGGTCCACTGGACCTTGTCGGTCTCGAACGGATGCCCGACCTCGTGCAGCAGGTATCCGGCCCAGTGGCGGAATTCGTCGGCGCTCATGCGGTAGGTCGCCCTGCGCACCGGCATGTTGATGGTGACGTAGCAGTGCTGGAAGGGTTCCGGCTTGCGGTTCCAGTCGACGCTGGCGGTGCCAGTAATACTGTCGGCGACGACGCGCACGCTGAAGGAGGTATCGGGAAAAGCGGCCGTGCAGAGATCGGTCGCGATCTTCTCCATGGCGTTGAGGGCTTCGGGGTAGGTGTACACGGTCGTTACTCCTGAACGGGAAAGAGGGGTAGAGCCCCCTATATAGAGGGCTCCGTTGAGAATGTCAACAGGCTCAGCCGTTGAGGCTCGCCGAGACTTCGTCGTCGAAGGCGGACGCGGCCGGGGACGCCGAAGGGGCGTTGGTCAGGTTGACGCCAGCGAGCAGGTTCTCGAAGTCCTGCGACCACTGCAGGGTGGCCATGGTCTCGATTGCCGCGCGCTCGGTGCCGGGCAGGCGCGTGAGGACCGCGCACTCGAACGCGTACTTGGCGCCGAAGCCGTCCTTGACCATGTCGACGAAGCCCACCATCAGGCGGATGGAAAGGCCAATGCCCTCCATCTCGGGCAGCTTGCGGGCGCGCTGCATGAAGTCGACGATATGCTCGGCCGCAGGGGCGGGGGTGCCCGTGTGGTTGATGATCGCCGCGATCTCCTGCGACTTGCTGAGATAATCGACCTGCACCATGCGCTTGAAGCGGTTCACGAGCGAGGCGTTGGCCTGATTGGTGCCCGCGTACTGGCCGGTCTCGTCGCCGGTCCCGTTGGTGTTGTCGCCGATCACGAAGACGACGCCGGGCGCGACCTTCACGACCTCGCCGGTCGAGTGGATCGTGTAGCTGCGATGGTCGTCGGTCATGTTCTGGACGATCATCTGCACGCCTGCCGGGGCAGTGGTGGGCTCCTCCAGCACGATGACCGTGCCCGGGCGGCGGATGGCGGCGATCAGGGCTCCATCCTCCCAGTAGGTCGCGCCGTCCTTGACGCCGGTATTCCCGACCAGCGCGTCGACCTCGGTCTGCTTGGTGAAGGCGATCTTCACGTAGGGGCGACCGGTGTAGGCGGCGAACTGCATGGGCATCGTCGACTTGCCCGAGCCGGTGGGGCCGACGAGCCAGACGTTGGTGCCGTGCTCGGCCGCAGTGGCAAGGGCCGCCATGCTGTCGGCGGTGACGACGAAGTACGGGTCGATGGCCGGAGCGAGCCCGTGCGCCTCCCACAGGCTGATCGGGCGCTTTCCGAACGGCTGCGTCGACTTGGTGCCAAAG